TTAAGTGGACCATTTGGACAAGTGCCTATACGTTGGGGACTAACTGGTACTATACCCAAAGAAGATTATGCTAGACAAAGTATCTTTTGTATGCTGGGTCCAGTAGTGGGACAATTGAGTGCCAGTGACTTACAAGAAGCCGGACATCTTGCACAATGCCATGTCAATGTTGTACAGCTACAAGACCATAAAGAATACACCGACTACCAAAGCGAACTTAAATATCTAGTCACCAACACAGAACGCCTTGCCTACATTGCTAGAATGATTGACCAAATCAAAGAAGGCGGCAACACTTTAATTCTAGTTGACAGAATTGAAACAGGTAAGATACTGCAAACAGAACTAAGCACCCTATTCAGTTTACTCAGTGATGCACCTGATGTGGTGTTTGTTAGCGGTGCCACCAAAGCCACAGAAAGAAAAGAAGAATATGATGAGATTGCAACCGCTACAAACAAAATTATTATTGCTACCTATGGGGTGGCTGCTGTTGGTATTAATATACCCCGTATTTTTAATCTTGTACTGCTTGAGCCAGGCAAGAGTTTTGTTAGGGTCATACAAAGTATCGGGCGTGGTATTCGCAAAGCGGAAGACAAAAATCACGTCCAAATCTGGGACATCACAAGCACATGTAAATTCGCAAAAAGACATTTAACCAAACGCAAGCAGTTTTATAAGGAAGCTTCATATCCTTTTACTATAGAGAAAGCAGAATGGCAATAACATGCGTATATTAACCTTAGACAATGCAGCATACGAAATGGATGAAATTCCAGACGAGATAGAGGATTTGAGATTCTGTGTATTTGATAATAGTGATCCCAAAGAGCCTGATTACTTTTACATACCTTTGATCTTTTTGGAAAGTTTTAACAGTCCGGCCTTGGTATTAAAGATAGGTGGCAGCACAATCAAGATGCCTGTGGATTGGCAAATACTTATTGGTGAACCAGACCTTGGCGACTTGGAAGTAGTGCCACTAACCAGTATCAATGATCGTGGCTTCAGTGTGTTTTGTTTTAATCCACTAAGCAGTTTCCGTCCTGAATTTCATCCTGTGGAAATAGTAGATATCTATCAAGATGTCAAATGGTATTTTCCTAAACTCAAGCCCGGACAGATGTTGGCAGTACCTTTAGAGAATACAGAAAAACCCAGATGCGCTTACTTTGTTAAAGACATTTCAAGACAAAGTGAGGTGGTTAATTACAGCAAGGCTTGGTAATGAGTCAACTAGAACCAGGTGCTGCTTATGTATATGAACGTGAAGGTGGGCGTGTCTATGCACGTCGTATAGGTCAAACAGAAAGGATTTTGATTGGCGAAGACTTTCTCGAAGATATCCAAGCTCGTAGAACAGCTTTGGCTCAAGAATGGGAACCAATAGTTTATGCAGCCGAGCAAAATCCTGCTTTACAAGAAGCCATAGATCGTGTTAAAATACTGTATGCATTAACACGTGAAGAAACCACAATAGACCATCATCCAGTATGAGCGATCGACTATCCTTAAACAATGAACTACGCCAGCTTGATACCAAGGCACGTGGTTTCTATGACGAACTAGACGAAGAAGAACGCAAGAAGTTTAGTCCCTATGTAATGATGCGATATAGTGCCAGCGTAGAAGGCAATCCGGACTTTCAAGAGTGGTACTTACGTGCAGCCAATGATAGAGTCAACACAAACTTCTTTGATGTTAGCACCACCAAGCACAAGAAACTGCAGTGGCTACTATGTACTACAGTTAGTCCCAACATGGGTATACAAAGACACTATTGGGTCAATCCCAAGAAGAAAGCGTCTGCAAACAGCAAGGTAGAGAAACTGCTAAAACAGTTGTACCCCCGAGCCAAGGATGATGAAATTGCATTGTTGGTACAGATCAATGATCCAAAAGAAATACAGCAACTGGCCCGCCAACATGGCATGGAAGATAAAGATATCAAACTCAAGTGACATTTAAGTGCAAATATTGTGAAAAAGACTACAGCAAAGAAAGTACCTTGGCTGTGCATCTTTGCGAGCCCAAACGCCGTTGGCAACAAGAAACAGAAACAGGTGTGCAATTTGGCCTGCGTTCTTATTTGAGATTTTATGAAACCACACAGGGCAGTGCAAAATTAAAGAGTTATGCAGATTTTGTAGCAAGTCCTTATTACAATGCCTTTGTAAAGTTTGGTAGATATTGTGTCAGCATTAGAGCTATCAACTTTGCCAGCTTTGTGGATTGGTTACTAAAGAACAACAAGAAACTGGATTACTGGTGCAAGGACACGTTCTATGAAGAATGGTTGTTGGAATATCTAAAGAAAGAAGCAGTTCAAGATGCACTTGAACGTGCGTTACGGGAGATGGAAGATTATGCTGGAAACAGTGACATCGCTGATTTTACTCATTATTTTAAATATGGCAATGCTAATCGCATTTGTCACCATATTAGTACCGGTCGTGTTAGTCCTTGGGTTGTGTATAATTGTGAGTCTGGTGTTGAATGGCTTGATGGTCTTGGTGATGAACAAGTGGGCATGGTTATGCCTTACATTGATCCTGATTTTTGGAATCGTAAATTTACAGATTATGTAGCCGATGTAGAGTGGTGTAAACATGTGCTAAAGGCAGCAGGACTATGAAGTTCGAATCAGACATTGACATTGACCTAGGTGATAGAACGCAAGCCTTGGCACACCTGCAGCATGTGCCTGCCAGCATCTTGCGTGACGGCCGGTTGGTCAAACACAACAGTGGTATCTATGTCACAGACATTCCGGTAGATCCTTATACAGGACAAGCCAGCATAGACTATCAAACAGCAGAACTTCGTGGCTATGTCAAACTAGACTTGCTCAATGTGTCTTTATATACGCAGATTAAGAGCGAAGAACACTTAACTGAATTGATGCAGAGAGAACCTGAGTGGGATCGGTTGTATGATCCAGAGTACTTTGCAAAGTTGATACACGTAGGCAGTCATTATGATTTGTTACTCAAATGCCCCGAAGCAGTCAACAGCATACCACGTATGGCTATGTTTCTGGCACTAATACGTCCGGGAAAGCGTCATTTAATTGGAAAGACTTGGCGTGAAGTTGCTGCTACCGTGTGGGAAAAAACTGAAGATGATGTGTATTTCTTCAAGAAGAGTCATTCAATATCCTACGCACACCTAGTGGTAGTTAACATGAATCTACTTACCCAACCTTCCTGATAAGTGTAATACTGCGGCGTTTGCTGCGCTTTGCACTGATCTCTTTAAGGCTCACATACGGGCCAAATTTAATCTGTACATCTTTGCTGTTCATTGTCTTTAAAACGGGTTTAAATGGACTCCAATCCTCACGTAAAAACACGTTAATAGGCACAAGTCTATTACTTTCCCACCACCATGTTTCTGCCATCAAAAGGAACTGATTCTTCTGTTCTATGGTCTTTAAGGCACCGTAATCGTAGATAGTTGTTATAAGATCATCAACGTTTTGTACTACGCCGATATAATCATTACCCCCGTACACCAAATAGGTTAAAAACGGGTATTGTTCTAAAAGCTGTGTATAGTTTGGTTCCAAGATTTTTATAAATACATAATGCAACAAATTCAAAGTTATTTATACCCAAATATTGTCGTGGTTCAATTTCTGGATCCTACAATTTTTTCACCAAGGAACAGACCTGTGTACAGCCGTCCGATTAAAGTCTATCAAGGCATAGACAACCCCTTACAAGTAGTAATTAAAAATCAAGATCAAAAGCCGGTTGACGTAACTGGCTATCTAGTGCAGTTAGATATACAAGATCCTGAAGCAAAGGGCAGCATGGAGAGCTTGGCTGTCACTATCACCAATGTTGCCCAAGGGCAGGGCACAGTGACTATTCCCCGTGACGTAGTCAACAGCTTGGATCAACGCCGATACAAGATCACAATTAAACTGATCAATCAGGGCACAAACGCAGAACGTCCACTTTACACAGACGCCAACTTTGGTGCAGCAGTTGATCTAGAAGTATTACCAGGCTGGTACGAAAGTATGCCTCTACAATTAGACAGCGATGAAGTATTAGACGCAGGAACAATATAATGACTATAAATTACAGCAAACAAGTATTATTAAAACGTGGCAATTCAGCAGTTAGTTCCACGTATGTGGGGCCATTGGGCGAAGTTACTGTAGATACAGACTTTGCTACGATCCGTGTACATGATGGCGTTACTCCTGGCGGACATTTATCAACATCATCTGCTTCTGGTGCAACTCCCCCGCCAAACCCAAGAGAAAGCAGCATTTGGTATGACACCGTTGGTGGTAGATTGTATGTGTACTATGATGGTGCTTGGGTAGATGCTAGTCCATCAGGTGATTTGTTCTTGGCCGCAAATGTAGCTAATTTGTCTGTACTGGTCACTGGATTGACTTCTGATGTGGCAAATGTTGAAACACATATAGATTCCTTAGATGCCAATATTGGTGCATTTGAAACAGCATTCAGTGCCAATATTGATGCATTTGAAACAGCAGTAAATGTCACAGTGGGCACACTCAATGCAAATATCAACACACTAAATCAAACCATAGCAGCATTTGAAGCTCAACCAGGTCCAACCAGTGATGCATGGGTTGATGACGCACCACCGGACATATCCAATGTGGGTGCATTGTGGTATGATGATATTAGTGGTAGATTGTATGTGTACTATGATGGCGCCTGGGTAGATGCCAATCCGCCCATTACTACAGGATTTGGTAACGTGTTGCCCAGTGCCAATGTCACATACTCGTTGGGCAGTGAACAGTATCAATGGAAAGACTTGTGGGTCAGCAACAACACAATCTACATTGGCAATACTCCTATCACAGTAAGCAACGGCAGCTTGTTGGTTGGTGGCAATGTGATCAGTGGTGGTGGTAATACGTTTAATCAAAATTTAAACACCACAGATGCAGCAACATTTGCCAATGTCAGCGCCACAATAGGTTTTATTTCTCAGATCAACGGCACTAATCCGGGTGGCGAACTTGTAATACAGACAGATGGTACACACAATTGGATCTTTGATGCAAATGGTACTACAACATTCCCTGGTGGCGGACATATTAGTGCTACTAAAGGTGGTACAGCGTTGGATGCCGGCTATGGATATAATACCAGTTTAACAACCTTCTATGCAAATGCAAATTATGCGGCATGTGTTACCGGCGATGCACAAACCGGTACTCTTAATATTACGGCATATAACGATGGTGGCCCTAATCCAAGCAGAGTTTGGTCCTTTGACAAAACTGGTAATCTAACACTACCAGCGGGTGGCGACATCTTGGACAGCAACGGTGAGAGTGTACTAGGTGGCGGCGGTGCAGCCGACACTGGCAACATTGTATTCTCTGGATCCTCAATAGGACTAGACGAAGGCTCAGCAGAAGCAGCAGACACTTATATAAACATTAGTCCCAATGGAGAAGGATGGGCATATTTACAATTACCAAACGATACTTCAGCTAATATAACTGATACACGTTTGTGGAATTCAGCAGGAAATGTAGAAATCGGAACAGGTGACTTTAGTAACCTTGGCGAAAGTTATACTTGGAATTTTAATAAAGACGGTAGCTTAACATTCCCAGGTGGCAATATTACTATAGCAAGCAACA